TCATTCATGGTTAACTAAATATAACTTAACTTCAAAGTTTCCTTCCAATTGGAATTTAAGGAATTGTGGGATGACAGGTGCGGTTGGGTGTACCAACGGTAGTGCTTTCACACCTAACTCAACAAATTTAAATACTTGTAACTTCTACAACTGTTATAATACCACTGATATTACTGGTTATGGTGGATGTCCAGGAGGAATTGTTGGATACGCAAATTCTGGGAACATTGCTTTTTATGATTGTTGGAATAGTGGAAATATTATTGGTAGCATAAATGGTGGTCCTGGTGGTATAATCGGACAAAATTCTAAATTTAGACTTATGTCTGGTTGTTACAATACTGGATTTATTGGAGGACACCCTACCCATCCAAGAGGTGGAGGGTTAGGTGGTGGTTCGACATTTATCGCTAACAATAATGATGACAATGCTTTAGTTATCAATTGCTACAATGTGGGGAAAATAAATGGCGTGTACGCAGGAGGGTTGTTTGGTGGTACAAACTTATTCGGTCATGCTACATTAAAAACCATTACCATTTCAAATTGTTATAATGTTGGAGAAGTGTTAAATGGCGGACACTCATTTATTAATACAGTAGCAACCAATTTTAATGGAACTATAAACATACAAAACTGTTATATTCTTTCTGGAAATTTTGTTACTACTTCTAATGGAAAAACTATTAACTATCAAAATACTTACAATGCCGGAGGTACATGGTCTGATTCGGCTGCGAATGCTAATTTAATAAATACTCCTACTTCGGTTTTTAGTCCAGGTACAGTTTGGACTTCTGTTGCTTCCAATACTCCTTATTTATTATCTAGTTATGTTGGTAATGCATACAATCCTTCTTCTGAAACAACAAGCAATTCTTCTAAAATAAGTCCAACACCTACATCCGGTTATTTATACCAATTATTAAATACTTTTGCTTATGGTACATTTAATACTACTACAGGTGTCATCACTTTTTCTTCGATACCTGCGTCTTACCGAGCAAATGTTGTGGCGTATAATTTAATAAATAACCAATATGCAAATTATTTTTTTACGTCTTATTCATTAAGGTATTTAAAAACTCCGATATTATATTATTATTCGTTAACTACACCGAATATGGGCGGTAGTATAGAGAACTAAGAAGGGTTTTTAAAAGAAGAAAGATAATTTATCTCATTATTATATACATATAATAATGAACAAACATCAAATCGTTCACCTTTTTCATATATTCTTTGTAGGAGGACTTTTCTTATATGTTGGAATACAAAAAACAAACCTTTATTTGTTTGTCTATACTATTTTACTCCTTTTAGGGTTCATTATCATTTTTTATCATTTGTATAAACTTTATCTAAAATTAACTAGTAAAAATCCGAATCTTCCATGGGTGAATCTTATCCATATTCTTTTCGTAGGTCCCTTACTTCTCTCTATTGGCTATCAAAAAGAAAAAACATCCCCTTATTTCTTTGAATTATTATTGTTGTTCGGATTTGCATCTATTGGTTATCATGGATATTCTTTATTCGGCAAATCAGAATCATGATAGAAAAGGAACATGATATTTAGAACACCATTCTATACATTTTTGAATATCCATTCTAGGGATTTGTTTCAGATCTGGAGGTTTAAAATGATTGGTTTGGATACGATTTAGAATCACTTGAATATGTTCTAATTGTGGTTGTCCAAAAATAGAATTGATTTCTTCTAATTTAGATACATAAAAAAGAGGAATTTCTAGATTTAAAATACGAGAAAGGGGAGTACTAGAAGAATAATCCAATAGTTTTTGAAATAAAATATGTATAGAATCAAATTCAGGATTCGTTTCAAATAAAAATCCTTTACAAATCAAAAATTTATCACTTTTTGTGACATCTGTGATAATTGGCTTAATAAAATACGTTTTTTCATAAAAATGAGTTACAAAATAAAGAACATCTATCATGAGTGACGAAAAAGTATTTCCTATTTTTATCATTAAAGTTCCACCTTGTTTTTGGACACATAAACTAACACAAATATCTAAAATACTTTCTTTCGTTATTTCTTGAGTAGTAGACATCTCCGTAGTATCCACAGAAATAAAATGATGTTTCAAAGTATCTTCATATAGTTTCGTGGAAGGTGATAAAAATACTTTAATAGAATCCACTGCATTATGTCCTCTTAAAAAAGAAACAGCTTGAGCTACCATAAACCCATTCTTACCTAAATGTAATGTTCGTATATTTTTCATCAAAGTCCAATTCAAATTCATAAGATGATATATTTCAATCATTTCGTAAAAATATAAAGAATTAGAATAATTGGTTTCTAGTTGATCTTCTCCTGCATATACTAAAGACAATTTTGATATTGTTTTGTTTTCATGATTTGGTGTATAAATCCACAAATAAGGATTATAAAAATAAGAAGCATATTTATTCCATAGATGTAAACATTGAGTATCTATTTGTAAACGTAATTCTTGCAATGAATGGTCTAATGATGGAGATATATGAGAACCGAGAGATGAAAGATCAAAACTGTTTTTTGAAAACGGAATATAAGAACGTGGAAAAAAATAATAAATCATACTACTTATTCTTAATGAATTTCCATTCATTGTTCCTTTTTCACCAGCTATTATTTCTAAGTCTATTTTTTCAGAACCTTTCCCTTCTTTTTTTTCAGAAAACCGATATTTTTTATAAATCATTATTTATAAAAAAATCCAGAAATGAAAAACGAGAGAAAAGTATAAGAAACTATTTAACAACAATAAATGACGGTTCCATGGCAATACCACATATTCCCGAATCTTTTTCATTTTCACTTCTTGCAATTCTTACATATCCATCTTCTCCCCATGTTGTCCCCCATGAATTTTTTACAATCCAATACTTTTGTCCCTTTTCTTCCCCATATCCTACAATAAGAACCCCATGATCTAATTCCATTCCACAATCACTAGAAGTTAAAATACCATTTTGATAGAATTGAAAATATCTGGTATCTGCTTCAATCGCAACAGCAACTGGTTGTTGTGCAACAGCTGTCTTGAGAGAAACTTGATCATTGGGAGCTACATTAGAACAAAAAGAAGCATGAACGAGAGAAGAACAGATTTGACAATTGGTATCTGTTGCCGTATATGGATAAGAAACATCACTACATTGACCATTTTCAATGATAAATTGAAAAGCACCATCCATTTGTCCACCATTGCATCCATTGCTACCATATTTAAGTCCAGCACAATCTACTAATTCTTGTTCAGAAAGATTCAACAGTTCTCCTTTTTGAATGGCCCATGCACCTTCCATAGCTCCAGTTGCAGAAAAAGCCCAACAGCTTCCACATTGTCCTTGATCTTTTACAGTGGTAACTGCACCCTTTGTTCGCCAATCTATTGATTCTGGTGTTACTAAATGACTAGAAAACAATTTGCATTGGTTTAATCGTGTACCGTTTTTATCCGATTCAATACGTTGTTTAAATTCGTCTTGTGTTAGATCGGCGAATTGATTGATCCCCATCGTAAATGTTTGTGTCTGATCAGAATTATGTAATCTTATTTTTTGAAGATTGTCTCTAAAAATATCAAACCGAATTCCCAATTCTTGAATATCATAATAGATTTTACTAAAAGATTTTTGAAAAAGAGTAAATTGTTGCCAATCTGTTTCTAATCCATAGACATTCCACGTAAAAAAAGAAAGAGCAAAGAAAGAAAGAGATAACATTTTATTATAATTCATGGATAAAAAAATAGTTTTAAGTTTTTTTCTCATTTTCTTCTTTTTTCATTTTCTTTCATTTGGTTTCACATTTCATCGGTTTCAAGATATCCATCTCCTAATTCTACTTTTTTTCCCTTTATTTTTTTTCTCATTCCTTCTTCTTTATCTTGTCTTGTCCATTCTTCAATGGCATCTTTTTCAAATTGTTTTAAATCTCTAGTAGGAATAATTCTTTTTTTTTGAAAGATAAAATACCGATTTAAAAAGGATATTTGTTTTTCTTCTTCCGACATGACAATTGTTTTTTGAATTTGATACAAAGTGGAAAACATATCGGTTGATTGTGGAAAATCCAAGGTTTTTAAAATCGTTTCGGGTACCAGTTCAAAACCATATTTGGCCATCATCATTGTTAAATATTCAATAGAGACTAAATATTCCGTATGAAAATCACCCATACTTTCCAAGAATACCGATATTTCCATTCCAATACTTTGATAAGAAAGTTTCGGAAACGTTTCAAAAGTAGAAGAATATTTTTTAATAATTTGACAAATAGCCACTTCGTTTTTCTTGATGACCTTCATTTCATTCTCTCGTTTCTTTTGTAAAAATTGAAATACTTTTTCTCCATCAAAACAAGTTCCTATGAAAAACCCATCCACTTGTGTACATTCAGAAAGATTTCTTAAAAATCCATGAAACGTACTTGGATTTTTGAAAAAGTAATGAATGGCAAATTGACAAGAACTTATATGAAATCCATTTTTGATAAATCCAAAAGGAAACACTGATTCTTGAATGGGTTTTCCAGTACCAAATATATGTTGAATAATCTCTTTTTCGTTATTGGTTTCAAATGCAGTTGTTTCTTTCACATTTTTACTACTATCTCCAACTAGAAATAATGCTTTTGGTTTATCTGTTTTCTTACGACCACGGAAATATCTAGAACATGCACCATCTTGTTCATCGTGAATATTGTTTTTATAAAGATCAATACCAACTACATTATCTATTTCGCTTCTTTTCCATTTAGGAAGATCACCTGCTTTTCCAACCGCATAATCAATTAATGAAATTTCTTTTTCTAATTTCCCTTTGAAAAACTTCACTACAGATGTAATCAAATGTTCTTTGACAAACAAATTATGAAAATTTCGTAATCCATTTGTTTGCAAATGTTTTTTATCTTTAATATGATAATAAACTGCATCTATTACATTGATTTCTTGTAATGGTAATGCTTTTCCTGTAATAATTTCATCTGTAATCGGATAATGAATAGAATACCAGACCGAATTCGCTGTTTTTGAATCATTACCAAAATTACGTTTTCCTTCTCGTAATTGTTCTGTTTTATCATGACGTATTCTTAATGGTATCCATTTCCATGGTCCTTTTTTTTCCATATCATAACGAAATTCAATAATTGTATTATCTTCAAAATATTCTCCTTCTTCGGTTTTCATACGGAAATTTGCACCTTCAACTATTAAAGGAACATAACAAATATGTGCTTCTGAATCAGAAGGGGTAGTGGGTTGAAACGGTTTAGGTACATATACTTGACCATTTTCAAAAGGAACCACATTATTTGTAATCATATCATTTAAATAAGAACGTGATTGTTTTACATTGGTTCCACAACAAAGTGTTAAGGTTTGATATTTCAAAATATGATTTGTATTATTCGGATCATCAAAAATATATCCAGTTCCTTTTTTCTGATCTACTTTTATTAGAAAATC